ATTTGCAGGCAAAAAAAGTAGCTGCCGACAATACTGGAAATGTTTTCGTCGGCACGAGTGCAGTCAGTGTTGGCAATGCTGAACTGTTTGAAATGACACCGGGTTCCACTATGGAAATTATAATGCCCGCAGGAACAAAACTTAATTTGGCCGACATATTTATTGACGTGGATACTACAGGCGATGGCGTTGTTGGCTGGTATATTCCAGTTTAAGGACTTGAATGTTTATAACACCTTCAAATAAAGCACAGGTGGCAGATTCCGCAAGGAATGTAACCGTCAACGACGTTATTGGAAACAGAGACGACAGCGAGCTTACATCTACGCTGGCCGGGAGGCTACACTCGATTTGTGATCACTTACATTCACAACAGTTGGTGTTTCCAGATTTAGCAAATGCAATCTCTGTAACTGCTGCCGAGGCTGCTTGGACATTAAGTGCTGGGTTTACAGAAATAATCGCAGCGAATGAAATTACTGATTCTTTTGATTTGCATTATGTCAGCATGGCTTTTGATGCAAATGATGAATATCAATTGAATATCTATGCTGGTGAGATATTAATTGCATCGGTTGACGGGGAGCGTAACACTAACCAGACCCGGATTGGCGATTCACCAGTGCAGATGGATATCCAGCCAGCAAATACACAAATCCAGGTAAAACTGGCGTGTAAGTCTGTAGCTGCAAATTCTGCATCAGTCAAATTTAAAGGACACAGGTATTAAATCATGGGAAACTTTATAGATATACAGACCCAGAAGTTTAATAAATACGAAAATGAAAATGAAAATGAATAGGAAAAACTATGGGAAATTTTATAATCAAACAACCTCCGTTTGACACAGTGGACATTGCTGACGATGCCATTAATATGGACAAAATAGATTCGACTATTTTAGATGCTGCTAGTGGACTCTCCCAGATAGATTCTGATGGTAAAATAACGGGCTTAAAAATTACAAAGTGCCTGAGTTACAGACCTGTGTCGACAATGGGATGTTTGGGAGACAGTATTTCAGACAACGCAGGAACCACAAACTGGCATGCGAATGGATACCATTATTTGCCAAAACTTGAATTCTTAATAGAAGCAAAAATTCTTGTCTCCCCTACGGGTGTCTATGCTACAGCTGGCCTGACCGCCCCGGAAATAGTTACTACATGGCTTGCCAACGCGGCGGCTGGCCCCGAGGACATCATCGTTGTTCATGCAGGGGTAAATAGCACTGGCGTGACTACGGCAGAAAACAAAACTGCGATTACAACAATGGCCGAAACTTTAATTGCAGTTGGAAAAACTGTTATTATATCGACTCTCATGCCGAATGAAGGTGCTGACGCTGCTGGCGTTGTGGAATGGTTTGAATTCAATGAGTGGATCAGACGTTATTCGTCAACACTGCCGAATGTTTTCTGTGCTGATTTTGCAGCAGCGACTACAGCTCAAGTAACTGACCCGACGGCAAATCCTGCGTGGACATCTGGATTGAATCACGACGACGCACACCCGAACGTTGCTGGCTATTGGGCAATGGCAGAGGTTCTTGCTACAATCGCGAATAGTTTCCCGAATTTAAATTCATCTCCACGCCCATGCCAGAGCGATGATCGATATTTGCCAAATCCCCTGATGATTGGAACAGCAGGCACGAATCCAGTATCAGCAGGCAATGTTGCAGACAACTGGTCGGTTACGGGCGGGGATGCTGGATCAACATATTCCAAAGTTGCTCGGGGATCTGGTATAAAAAGCGATGCACTTAATGGTGAATGGCAACAAGTAGACATAGCAACGGGCGATACTAATGGTGCTCTTTTAACAACAGTGACAGGAATCGTCGAAGGCCACACTTACGATGTATTTGCAGAAATGAGCGTCAAATCAGACGCAACTGTCCAGGTCAATTATTCTGCGTGCTTGCGAATAACGGGGGCGGCAACCGTTACGACCATGTTGCATATACTGTTTGACAATTCTGCGGCAGGCAAAACAGGTATCGCCCGTATTCGATTTACCGCTATCGCAACTGGCAATTTTTATCTAGTGCTCCTGCCGGGCGAGTGGGATGGCATAACGCAATTCGGAGCAGCTTGGGTAAAAGAAGTTTAATAAAATATAACCAACAATAATTTAACATAGGAGAAAATAATCATGGGCAAAAATCAAGCAGGCAAACGAGACGGAACTGGGCCGCACAAGGACAGTGCACAGCGTAAAACCAGCAAGAAGGGTAAGAAACAATCAGCAGGACAGAAATGCCCGATCCCCAAAAAATATAATGAACCTTGGCTAGACAATTAAACAGGTAAATAGAATAAGAAAGCAGGTAGAACGATGGAAACTTTAATGAGCATTTTATCGACAGTATGGGCATTGATGAACAGCCCGGCAGGAATCACGATCATTGTTTCGGTCGTTGTCTGGATCGGTGCGAAGATTTATTCAGCAGCTCCATCATGGCAGAAATATGAAGGTGCGATCATCGAGGCAATAAAAATGGCAGAAAAGACCATCCCTGATGACACTGAGAATAAGGCCGTCAGGAAATTTGACACGGCACTTCGCTATGTTTTGAAAATTCACCGGGAAACTGAGAACAGAGCAGCAAAGCCAAAAGAAATGGCCGTGCTCGCCGAGGGCATAAGGCTTGTCCATAATGCACTCGAAATAGATGGGACGTTAAAGAAAGATGATGTGGTATCGAAATGAGCTGGCTAGCAGCATTGGCGGCATTTCTTGGACAGTTGCTTGCAGCTTTAATACCGGCAATTGGAAAAGAAATGCGAAAAAATAACCGCGTAGAAATGAAAGGCGGCAATCGTGAAACACGTAATTCTATCAGGAATCATATTACTGGCAATGCTAATCGTACCCGGCTGCGGGATGTTCACGCCAACGACGATAGCACACCCTGACGCTGACTTTGTTATTGTCGAAACGTTTGGCGGCTTTTGTAAAGTAGCGGTTTATGATTTTGAGCAAAATGCTTTAGTGCCCGTCGGCTGGAAGCATGTCGGAAATTGGAAAGGCCGGACGGTTTCAAAATATGCTTGGGATGAACTGATTGAAAAGAATCGGAAAGCGAACCAGCCAGACCCGATGACAAATGAAGAATTGAAAGTGTTCATGGAACGCGAGAACGCCAAGGCTTCCCGTGATTAACATGAAATTGAAAGCATTTCAGGGCATGTTTTTTAACCCTGCAAAAGTGCAACCCGCAGCCGATAGGGCAAAGCGGTCGGTATTGAGCAAGTTTGGTGCATTTGTCAGACGCACCGCGAAAAGCTCGATCAGAAAAAGAAAGAAAACAGCAGCACCGGGCAGACCCCCGACGAATAGAACAGGACTCCTGAAAAAGTTTATCTTTTTTGGATATAACCCCCTGACGGAATCGGTTGTCATTGGGCCTGCGAAGCTGAATTCAAAAAAAGGCGATGTCCCCGAATCGTTGGAATTCGGCGGCAAAACAACCGTTGTTACAGGCAGAAAATTGAAACGAAAAAAAAGAAAAGTAAGCATTGAAGCAAGACCGTTTATGAAACCAGCCGAAGAAAAAGAGCTACCGAAGCTCCCGGATATGTGGAAAAATAGTATCAAATAAAAAAAGAACAGGAGATTTACAATGTCAGATTTTAGACTAGGAATGAACGCAAAAGTATTTATTGATGGAACAGCCGGGACTGCTCTGGCTTCATTAACGGAATTGGACAACACAAAGGATGTCACGCTGTCGATGGAGGCCGGAGAAGCTGACACGACTACCAGAGCGAACTCTGGATGGCGTGGAACAGCGGCGACGCTCCGGGAAGGATCTGCCGAGTTTGATATGGTTTGGAAAACAGGCGATACAACTGGCTTGGATGTTATTCAAGCAGCTTTCCTCGCATCGACAACCATATCGGCGGCGGTATTGACTGGTGCTTTGGCTACAGCTGATTCTGATGGCCCGTTTGGTGATTGGTCTGTAACCAATTTCACGCGTAGTGAAGCATTGGAAGATGTTATATTGGTATCCATTACATTGAAGATGGAAACCTTCGATGCGTGGATCACTGACGGAGCAGAATAGCAAACAAACCCTTTAGAAATTAACCATTAGGCACGGAGAAAGACTATGAAAAGTTTTATAGACAAAGACGGCAGAGTTTGGGAAATATCATTGACAATCGGATCGGCACTTCGGGTGAAGAACTCGCTCGAAGGTGTCGATCTTTTACAACCCGAGGCTGGCGATCCACCATTGATAACCAGGCTTGGAACTGATGAGATGTTTCTGGCCGAAGTGATTTTGGCATTGCTCGGCGATCAATTCGAGAAGTATGGAGTGAGCGTTGAAGATGTGCAGATGTCAATGGATGGTGCGACAATCATGGCAGCACAGGAGGCTTTCTATGACGAACTGATAAATTTTTACCAGAGCCGGGGAAGGCACGACCGAGCCAAGACGGTCGAGAAACAGAGGGATCTGATCCTGATGGCGACGGAGAAAGTGGCGAAAAAGATCGGGAGCGTGGATCTGGAAAAAGCCACAGCGAACATCGACGAGATCGACATAAATTTATCGATCCCTGGAAACACGTCTGGGAAATAGCCGGTGTTATTGGCATTGACCCCAGACCTTTTACTGTCCGCGAATTGTTTTGGATGGGTAAAGGAAAATCAAAAGATAATTGGAATCATACATCGGCAATTATTGCGAAAGTTCACAACGTGAATTGCACAAAGAAAAGAGATTTGATAAAGCCTGATGAGATCAACCCGCATGTTGTTGCTGCAAGTGACAATACTATTTTTGTGAAAACCGAAGCAGATCGAAACAGGATGAGGCAAGAATTTGAAGGGCTTAAATAATGGCAGGCGACAAAGGAATCAGAGCAGGCCGGGCATTTGTGGAAATCTTTGCAGAGGATAAAAAACTCGTGCGAGGCTTACGGGCGGCAAGTAAAAAGATCAAAGCATTTGGAGCAGGCATCAGAAATGCAGGTTTGAAACTTGCTGCTGCCTCAGCTGCGATGCTGGCCCCGATTGTTTTGGCAGTAAAGGGGTTTGCAGATTTCGGCGATCAAATTGCAAAGATGTCAAAGCGAACAGGCATCGGCGTGGAAGCACTTTCGGCTTTGCGTTTTGTTGCGTCACAGACTGGGACTTCAATCGAGTCAATGGAGAAGGGCATCAGGAAAATGCAGCGAACGATCTCCGATGCCGGGCGTGGCTTATCCACAGCGAAAGATGCTCTTGAAGCTCTCGGTTTGACCTTTGAGCAGATAAAAGATCTTTCCCCCGAAAAGCAATTCAGACTCATCGGGGGGCGATTAGGTGCGATGAAAAACCCGACGCAAAAAGCTGCACTTGCGATGGAACTCTTCGGCAGGGCCGGCACTGAAATGATTCCGATGCTTAACCTGGGAGCGAAGGGCATGGATGCTTTGATTAAAAAAGCACATGAGCTTGGAATTGTCATCAGCAAAGAAGATGCCAAAGCAGCCGAAGATCTGACTGATGCTTTGGATGAATTGAAAACAACGATGAAAATCATCGCATTTAATGTCGGTGCGGCATTGGCAAAGGCCGTTACAAATGGAGCAAAATCTTTTACTGAACTGACAGCAGCAATCGCAAAATGGGTGAAAGAAAATCGCGGCGTTATAATTGCGGTTACTCAGGCAATCTTAATTATCGGCGGTTTGGGCATAGCTCTTATTTCAATCGGGATATCGATCCAGATAGTTGGCTTTGCTATTGGCGGCTTGGCGAGCGTCTTTGTCCTTTTCGGTGTAGCACTCAAGGCATTACTGGCGACGATGCTTTTCATGGCATCCCCGCTGGGTGCATTATTAACGCTGATTGCTGGTTTTGGTATTGCGGTTGGCATTGCATCGGATAATGTTGGAAGCTCTTTGAAGTGGTTGCGTGATCGATTCAACGACTTGAAAAACGATGCGATCAAAACATTCGGAGCGATTAGCGATGCTCTTGCGGCTGGCAACTTTGCTCTTGCTGCAAAGATTCTTTGGCTGTCTGTCAAATTGCAATGGCAAAAAGGGCTTTCGGCACTTACGGATCTTTGGACTGAATTCACGCTCGGATTAAAGGCTGCGTTTTTTACACTGAAGTTTGATTTGATAGGCATTTGGAATGTACTAACAAAAGGGCTTAGAGACATATGGTTTACTTTTGAAAAATGGTACAAAGACAAGACGGATGGATTGGCTTTTTGGGTAGCTAAGCGACATCTTGAACTCAGTGTTATTCTCGGTACAAAAACGCCAGAAGAAGCTGCTGCTGCATTCATTCGTATTTCTGAACGTAGAATAAATGTACTTGCCGACAATGCGGCTGAACTTGAAAAAACAAAAGCAAAAAATAAGCTAAAATTTGCCGCTGACATTGCAGCAAATGAGAAAGCTCGAATAAAAAAGATGGGGGAGCTTGTCGGTGCGAACAAATCCGCTCAAGGTAAGACTGCGAAGGATTTGCAAAATGCCCAGAAGGCATTTAATGACGCTGTTGCAGAGGCGAAAGATGCCAAAGACGCTATTGCTGGCCCAGACGTAATTCGTCCGGGCGGCAAGAAACCCCCCCCAGGTGGTATTATTTCTGCGGCGGCTGCAACCGTCATGGGTTCTTTTGGATCGACTCGTAATATTGGTTTTGGTGCTCAAGTAATTGAAAAAGAGCAGCTGGCGGTATTGATAGACATTAAGAAGAACACAAAACCAAAAAAAGATGATGAACCAACATTTGGATCATAAGGAATTTTCATAATGTTTTTGACTGACAATGTAATAATAACTTTGACTGACAGCGTGGGCGGGGCAATAGGCACGGCCAGTGTTGGAGAAAAGCCGCTGACTATCACTTCGACAATCGACTCGTATGAATCCGAGTATAATATAAAGATCCTGACTGGGGCAAATAACGAACAACAGGCAAGAAATGCTCTCGAGCAGGCGATACCGGAGAATTTTGACAACGATGCCAAAACTCTTTTCAGAGATTCGGTAACAGTTGAGGAAATTTCATTCAGCGATTGGAAGGGTGAAGCTACTTATTCCAATCGAATCATCGAAGTACCCGACGAAATCCCCGGTTCTTTTGCCTTTGACACTACAGGCGGCACGCAGCATATAACTGATTCAAACTATACTACAAAGTTCGCAAAAGCTGGCGAGAGAGCACCAGATTATAAAGGTGCGATTGGTGTTACTGACAACGCAGTCCAGGGCGTGGATATTGTCACACCTATTTTCAATTTCGCCAAAACTGTGAGAATGAATAATTCAGTTTTGACGCTGGCTTATTCTATTTCTTTATTCAATTTGACCGGCAAGATAAACAATGCCAAGTTTTTAGGTTTTGAAAATTATGAGGTTTTATTCCGTGGAGCATCAGGATCAGTTGAGCAGATCAATGATGTGAATATAGATGGCAAGTCTGATATAACATTTCTATTTTCTGCGAGCAGGACAAGGAAAAATTATACAGTCGGAGGTATTACAATTACTGAAAAATATGGTTGGGACTACCAGTGGGTGCGTTACGAGGCCGTTGATGATGCCGTTGCAAAAAAGAAAGTCCAAAGGCCGAAAGCGGTATATATTGAGGAAGTTTATTTGCAAGGCAATTTCTCAATTCTACCATTCTCATAAGAGGCACATTTTATTATGGCGATGATTAAAAAAGTCAATCCCGGCGATAAGTTGAAAATCCCAGCTGCTGCTTATAATGCTATGGCAAACGCAGCCGATGCTTTTTCTCAAAATGCTTTCCATATGGGGCCGGGCCAGGACGAACCGGGGGATAACCTGGTATTGGTCAAGAACAATTCAGGTTCAGACGTGGCTACAGGCGAGCCATTGGGCGTTGACGGGCCTATCTTCTCGCCGACCGACGATCTATCCGAATTCAAGTACAACTTCTCTATCAAGGGCGTAGCTGTGACTACAGCAGACTATGCTGGGAACTTTGTTATTGCAGCGGAGCCGATTGAAGCTGGCAAGCTCGGGCGGGGCTACCTATCTGGCGTTTTCCCTGCGTTGCTGACCATTGTCGATGCCGATGATTTATTTGCAGATATTGTAGACGATTCTTTGAAAACTGCCTCATCTGGTGGGCTGCAAATACTCTGGAAGGAAACCGGCACGGGTACGGGCAAATGGGCGTTGGTGAGGTTTGGGACGTCCAGCATACTTCCCGTTGGTGGAGATCAGTATCAGGTTTTGCAGAAAGATTCGACGACTGATGGGGATGCAAGCTGGGATTGGGTGCGAGCACATGGTGACAACTAATGGCTTCCGCTTGGCCCACACCAGCTGATTCGACAGACATCTTTCGGGCAGACATGCTCGAGGCTATATCGAAAGCACTTCTTGAAAGGGGAGCTTTAGGCTTCACGCTTTCCGGTGAATCTGGAATCAGTGACGGAACTTATCTTGGCTGGTACATAAAGCATCATACATTGAGAGCAGATCCCCCCGACTATAATCTTGACTTCCGAGTTTTTGATACTGACAACGGCATGGAAGGCTGGGACTGTCAATATGCGGTTGAAGGATTCCGAGATAGCAAAGACGATGTGCCTTTGCCTTACGACACCTATTCCCAATATACTCCATACCATTTTTTCAACTGGCGACTAGCCCAATTATATCTTGCTGCTCTTTGTCCTGAATATGTAAGAAAAGGTGCATCGATGGGTACAGCGGACATGCTTAACAATTTTGATTATCCCCGGTTTTTTGATGCCGCTAACGGTGGGCTGCATTTTAGAAGAACAACAGTCCATCCTGACGATCCTGCTTTTCCGGGATATGCTCACGGTTATGTTCGAACGAATAGAATCAGGGCAATGAATTACGTTACAGGAAATCAAAACTACGCACCGGCATCAGATAACGCAGCACATCTGGAAGTAGTTTGTGCCCCGAAGATTTTGTTTGATGGCGATGACCAGCCATATTATGGAAACCATTGCGGAGGCGTTTATGAGACTGATTCAGACACGGGAGGCTATAGAAGCGAAATCCCATACATGGAATGTCACGATCATTTGACTCTGGGATGGGTAATTAACGATGGAACAACAATTATTCCAGCCTCATCATTGTACTGGGCGAGGACGGGGGCAGGGACAGGGCCGGGCGGCACTTATTTGGTACAAAACGCAACAGTCAATCCCGGAGCCGCTGACGAATATGAAAGTGCGAATGATGCAACCGTAGTTTATTGGGACGAGCCGGGCGATGTGTACGTGCAGGCAGGAACAGCCGAGATCAATGTTATAGGCGATTATGTTGAAATGCACTATTATGACCCAGCAACATCTGGGGCTTATTTATTTAATGGGGAAAAAATTTATCATCGGCTTTATTATCATGGATTGAATACGATGATGATCTTTTACAACGATGAGGCGGGAGACTTTGACGGACTCGGTTGGTATATTTCTGACGATACAAATCCTGCGACTTCTACAATGTGGTGGAAGTCTGCGAGTGGCAATCCAACTGGAACCTACGCTCCGGGCACAACATCTGCTGTTGGAACCGCCGGATCGGTAATCGTGGGGGCAGACCCAGTAGCCGAGGAACCAGCCCAGTATTCTTGCAGATCAACAGCTGAATTATCAGATGCGTCTTTTGCAGGATCATATTCTTATGCTGGCAGAGTTTCATCGACATCTGGTGAGGCTGATATTCCTTTTTATCATAAGAAAGAAAGGGATTCGCAAGCAGCTGGGTATGCAACGCATCGGATTTTCTTAGATGGTACGACTTGGAAAATTCAAAAGAATACCAGCAGTTCAGGAACCCCTGTCTGGGTGACGTATTGGACAAAAACAGGATCGCTGGCTTATGATACAGGGCGAAGCACAGTGCAAGGCATCTGGACTGCCGATGTCACAAACAATAACGGCTGCACAGATATTCTTGTAACACGAAATCGGGAGCTGTCAGATATTCTCGGTGATTGGGTGATGAATGATATTGTGGATGGAATAAATAATTTGGTTTGGAAAAGTCATTCTGGTGGCTGGGCAGGGCAGACCAGTCCTCCAAGCTCGCCTTTAGGTGTGACGCAGCGGTTTGGCCAAGCTCTTAATTTTACCAGTGCCGAACTAGCTTTTGAGCACGCAGACGATTTTGTTTCATCAGACACAGGAGATTATTTTCCTGGAACATCTTCGGTGATGAATTATGTAGCAGCAGGCACGCCATATTGGATTTGTGCTCTACTTGCCGCGAGAGCATATGCTTATGGAATAGCCAGTGTTCCTATTGGAGTAACGGCAGAAATTGATATCTGGGCATATGCTTATGCCCCCGACGCATACACTGGTTATTCGAGCGAGTTCAATGCCTTTGGTACTGGCTTCGGTAACCGGGTTTGGCGATTGCTTGAAACTTTTACAGGCGTGAGCGATGACGATCCGCTGATAACAGCTATTCGATATGGAGGCATAACGCTGCCAGATACATACAATGATCCCGGAGTAGCTGATAGCGGAACTGCTTTTTTAGGATACATAGCCGCCGAGCCGCGACTAGTTATTAAATTTGACAAAGATGGATATGATTATTATTGAAAAATGATCTGTGAATCTCCCAGACTTTTCTATCGTGCCAAGCTCGGTATGATCGCTCGTGGCGGTTGTACCGGGCTGATTTTATGCCATTCATTCCAGAAAAATAAAAAAATTTTACCCTGTTTTCTTCGCAGTTTATCGCCATTTATAAGAATCTGACAATTTTCCTGTTTACTTTTGGATAACCGCATGTATACTATTCTCACATTAGCGGAAAGAAAACTATGAACAGGAAAAATGCAACCATGATTCGATGCAGCAACAAAATCAAAAACACGCTGGGGAACTTACACCCTGACATGAAAAATCTGACTAAAGCCCAGCAGATCCACGCCTGCATGAATGCCTTTGGAAAACTACAGCCAACGCAACAATCGAAATGTATAGTTGACGCTTTGCTCAATTGAGGCCCGCAAGTTTTATGTAGTGGCCCGGCAAGGCACGGCCCGGCGGGGCTAGGCAAGGCACGGCAAGGAATAAATTTTAAGTTGCTGGCATATATGAATGGATTCACTGATGCTTTGCCATGCTACTTAAAAAGATTAAAGTAAAAATTCAAATATTGACGAAAGGAATACAACCATGAGTTTAAAAAATGATTTTACTTTAGAAGTTTTCAACTACGGCAAAAAAGAATTCAGCATGAGAATCAGATCAGTCAATGGCCAGCCAATTTTTTCAGGCGAAGGCTACAGATCAAGAGTATACGCTCAGAAATACGGCGAGAAGATTGCCAAGCGTTTCAATGTTCAATTCAAAGACTTAACAACAAGATAAATATTCACAACCCAAACCACGCGATGCGTAAAGGAAGAACAATGAAAGAGAAAATTGAAATTGATGGCGTAATATATATGGCTGTTACCGAGGTATCAGGAACAGTGTTGATACGCACGTATTCAGCGGGCGTACATTTCGGAACTTTAGTAAAGCGGGAAGGTGGCGAGGTCGTCCTGAATCAAGCACGAAGGTTGCATAGATGGTCTGGTGCGTGCTCGTTAAATCAAGTCGCTATAGATGGAGTTGACTTGGCCAATTCTCGGATAAGTGTTTCTGTTCCAGAAATCACTATTCTAGGCGTGATAGAAATTATTCCCATGTCAACAAAAGCGTCAAAACAAATGCTAGAGGCAGAATCATGGAAGAGTTAAAAACATACGATGGCTCTGGCGATGGCTCTGGCTATGGCGATGGCTCTGGCTATGGCTCTGGCTATGGCGATGGCTCTGGCTATGGCTCTGGCTATGGCGATGGCTCTGGCTATGGCTATGGCGATGGATCTGGCTGACAACAAAATAAATATTAGTCAGCGTGCCCAAGAGCAGGGCAGACATCCTTTCGATTGAGGAATGATACCAGCTCGGCAGTGACTTGCCCGAACTGCCCACGCTGGCTAATCAGATCAATATACTTTAACCGGCCAGAAGGCCAAGGAGATTTACAGATGATGGATAAAAAAAGTTACGAACCTGATTCAAAGGAACAAGATGCACCGGCACAGGAAGCCGCCCCGGTCGAAGATCCTGTAAATGAACAGGAACCGGCAGTAGAGACCCCGGAGGCTGATGCCCCAGCAGATGAAGCTGTACCGGAAACACCGGCAGGTGAGACTACTGAAACGCCAGCAGATTCAGACGCAGACGACCCAGCAAGCGAATGAAAAAAGTATGAGTCACAAACCAAAATGCTGTCTCAGGAGGCCGGCAGAGATCAGAATGACTCACTGATCTAACTGTCGGCCTCTTATTTTAAAATCGAATAAGGCCCCGTAGTTTACGACGAACGCTCTTGCCGGAATGAGAAGATTGGGTTTGATTCCTGACGGGGTCATAATTTTAGAAGAAAGGATTCTTAAAATGCTTGACAAAATTCTAGCTTGGACATTTGCAATTTCATTCTGTTTGATTATTAGTTGCATTTGGCTTTGGTTCAAAAAAGAAAACGACAAAATCAACCAATAATTTCAACGGCACGAAAGAAGAAAAGAAAATGAATGAAACACTCAAGATTCTAAAACTAACGACAAAGAACATAATGGGCATCCAGGCCGTCGAGATCACGCCAGACAGCAATGTGATAACGGTAGGGGGTAAGAACGGACAGGGCAAAACATCGCTGTTAGAATCAATCGTCATCGCTCTGGGCGGTAAAAAACACGCATGCAAAATGCCGTTGCGAGAAGGCGAAAAAAAGGGCGAAGTGTCAATCGATCTGGGAAAGTATATTGTGGATCTGACAATTCCCAAAGTCGGCAGCTGGAAAATTCAGATAACCGATGCCAAAACGGGCACAGCCTATCCATCGCCGCAGACTTTGCTGGACAGCTTCAAAGGCGATTTGACTTTTGACCCGCTGGCATTTTCCAGGATGGATCTGAAAGAAAAACTGGTGACATTGCAAAAGCTGCTCGGGCTGGATTTTTCCCAGCTGAATCTTTCCCGCAAGAATCTGTTTGATACCCGGACGATTTCAAACCGTGAAGTCAAATCGCTGCAATCACAACTTGATTCGATGCCATACAAAAGCGGAGTCACAGAGGAAGTTGTGATTTCTGAACTGATCTCTACATTGCAAGAAGCGGATACACACAACAAGAATAATGAGACTGAACGACAAAGATTTGAGGCATCTGCACGCGATATATTGACTGTCCAATATAATCATCAGGCATTGCTGCAACGGATAGAAGAGTTCAAAAAGGATGAACTCGCCCAGCGTGAAAATCTTCTGCTTATGAAAAGCCAGCTTGCCGAGGCACAAACACATATCGATGGACTTGTTGACATCGAGACTGATGATATAAAACACCAGTTTGAAAACGCAGAAAAAACGAATCAGTATTTCAGGGACAATCAAGCGTATGATAATGCCGAGGACAGACTGAAAACTGCAAACGCCGAGTCAGAATCATTGACGGATAAGATCATAGCGATTGATGCAGACAAAATTGACCAGCTTGCAAAAGCAACATTCCCGATTGACGGAATGAGTTTCGATGAGGATGGAATATATTTTAACGACTTGCCATTGGATCAGGCTTCAAGTGCTGAACAGCTTCGCATTGCAGTTGCGATGGCTATGGCGATGAATCCAGAATTGCGGATCATGCTTGTCAGGGACGGCAGTCTGCTTGATGAGAATTCTCTCAAGATGCTTTGCGATGCTGTACAGCGGAATGACTATCAGCTCTGGCTTGAGGTTGTCCGCGAGGACGAAACTTGCAGCGTGATTATTGAAGGTGGTCAGATAAAAGAGAAACACAGCCAGGCCGAAATTGATGAAGCAAATCACAATGACGAACTATTTAGAAAAGGACGAATGAAATAATGTTCAAGAATAAAAAACTAAAAACATTGGAATGTGAATTGGTACAGGCAAACATCGAAAGCAAGAAAGCATTTGCAGAACTGCTGCGTGCTCAAACACGCAGGGAAAATGCAGAGGCAAGCCGTATCGAAAAGGACGAATGAAATAATGAGTGACATAAAATATTTGAAAAACGGGCAGGAAGTAACGGTCGAAAGAGATTTGGGTGATGACGGTTTTTTGGTCGATATTCATATGTGCTGTTTTTATGAAGGCGAAACGTTTATGGAGCCTTCTGGGAGGCTGATGATTGTTGATACTGTTTTTGATAATGCCCCCGTCGAAAAGATTCAAGAAGAATATGGAATCGTTCTTGCAAAAGTCAATGAATCAAAAATAGTGTTTTCAGAGTTGACTATGAAAATCAGAGTTGCAAAAAACGAACTTGAAAAAATCGAACGGCAAAAGACTGACTTGTCAAAACTCATAATCAATCGTGGGGAGTTGAAAAATGCCAAGCGGATAACCGTGTTTACAAAAGATAATATACTTCCTGTCGAGGGAAAACCAGAGAGGGATTTAAAAATCAATTTATCATTCAAACTTATCAGCGGAGAGGAACGTTCTTGGGCCTATTCTTTCGACGGTGACCACTGGTCAAATGGTAATTATTTTGATAATGATTATGGGATTTTATACGACTTGACCGACAAGGAGGTTGACCGAATTACGTTTGAAAGAGCTGCAAGCAAGCCCAATGGTTTTTTCGGCGATCGTGAAATACTACGAACAGACTCTAGGTATCTGCCTGCCGAGCTTATGATAAGAAAGAATGAATTGCTCGAAGCAAGTGTAAGGTCTGAAAAAAAATTACTTGAAAAAAAGATTTCAGAGACCAAAAAGGAACTGGATGAACTTAACGAAAAGGACGAGTCATGCCAATAACAGAAGAGCAATTAAAAGCACGGCAGAAATGTATCGGCGGTAGTGATCTTGCAGCAATCATGGGCCTTGACCCTTGGCGTACCCCATATGATGTCTGGCTGGATAAGACGGGCCAGCTCAATTCATTCGAGCCGAACGATGCAATGAAGGCTGGCAACTATCTTGAAGATGGCGTGCTGAACTTCGCAGAGGATATCCTAGGGCATCTTGACAGGAACATGCACAAGGCTATTCTAGGCACACCGATTGCGGTCAATACCGATGCTGTTGTCACAGATGGCTTTGTACCAGTTGAGGCTAAAACAGTTGGCCTTGCTTTCCCAACGAAAGAAGAATGGGGCGATGAGGGAACAGATCAGATCCCTGACCGAGTAATTATCCAGAGCACTGCCCACATGATGGCATGGGACAAGGACATCTGTCACGTCCCCGCTTTGATCGGCGGTGCTGGGCTTCGGATGTATAAAGTGCGTAGGGATAACAGGATCGTTCAGACAATACGAGAATCCGCTTTCAAATTTTGGGATTGTGTAACGACTAAAAAAGCCCCGGAGGATTCAACGGCATCACTGGAAGTCGTCAAGCGAGTCCGGCGGCAGGCTGAGAAGATTGCAGCTATTGACCCTGATCTGGTTGCGGCATGGCTACAGGCCAAAGATGAATTCAAAGAAGCCGAAAAAACATCGAAAGAAATTCAGGCACGATTGCTGACTGCTCTTGGCGATGCGGAGGCAGGCACGGCGGGGAACTATGGGGCTGTGACGTTTTTCTCGCAATCCAGGTGTGGGCTTGATAGGGATTCACTAAAGGCCGACCATCCAGAAATATTCAAACAATACTACCGTGAAGGAAAATCCTTCCGGGTACTCAGGCACAAAAAGAAAGGGCTATGAAATCATGGCAAAGAAAACACCAGAAACACCAGAAACACCAGCAGAAAACGTTCCAAGTGAAAATCCAATTTCGACAACTACATTTTCATATCAGCCATTGATGCAGGTGGGGACAACCGCAGGATTAAAAGGGCTTGCGGAAGTGATGAAATCAAAGATCGAAAGTATGCTGCCGAAGCACATCACGCCAGAGCGAATGTTGAAAGCTCTGTTTGTTGCGGTATCGAAAACCCCCCAGCTGTTGGAATGTACGCAAGAATCAATCGTCAAAAGCCTGATGGACGCGAGCAGCCTCGGGCTGGATTGTAGCGGCACGCTCGGGAGTGCGTATTTGGTTCCATTCAGGGCCAAGAAAAAAGATACAAACGGACGGGACATATCTGTTAGTGAATGTCAGTTGATCCCCGGTTATCGCGGCTTGATCGATCTGGCCCGGCGTGGTGGTGAAATAGCTGTCATCGAGGCCCACGTCGTTTATGCTCAGGACAAATTTGATATTGAATATGGAACTGTGAATAAGATTTTTCACAAGCCATATCTGGGAGCAGATCGGCTAGAAGAATATACAGGATTTTACGCTGTTGCAACTTTTCGGGATGGAATAAAACAGCCTGAATTTATGACGGTTGCAGACGTGAACAAAATCAAAGAGAAGAGCAAGGCCAAGTACGGGCCTTGGGTGGATCATTTTTCAGAAATGGCCCGAAAAACCGTTGTCAAGCGGCTTTGCAAATATTTGCCATTGTCACCAGAACTCGAACAAGCGATCCAGATCGACAATGAAACCAGCGGAGGCGAAGTGAGTTTTGCCACGGTATCAATCGGTGGGACTGAAAAGGCATTGAATCGTGTCGATTCGCTTGCGGGCAGATTGGAATCTGACAAACAAAATATCCCCGACGTAGCCGGTGAAACTTTCGTTAAGGAAACCGGCGAGGTTATCGAAAACGACAAACCAGCGGACGACTCTGTTGCGGATGTGAAACCCGGTTCGCTTTTGTAGAGCAACACAACCAAAAGTTGTATAGTTTTAATGGCCCTTTGGGCAGAAAGCAGATTTGAAAATGGCAAACGATACGAAATGGAAAAAGGAAGTATTGGCCCAACAGAAGGTTGTTGATAAGGCTGAGAAAGAATGGCTGAAAGCAAAGAAAATCTTGGCTGAAAAGCATAAGGTTTTTGCAGCTGCGGGTACTGACCTTGGCAATATTATCCGGGGCGGCGATAATCCGTTGCTCGACCAGGCAGAAGAAAACTAGGTTGGAATTGTAGAGGCTGTGACATGGTAGTCTGATAACTTTGCCAAACTTAAGCTAGCCCTGAAAGCATGGGATACACTGAGAAGGATTATTGCAGACCAACTGCCAGCCTCTATAACTTTTTACAACTAAAACGGAAACAATAAACTTGATTGAAAGGGTTTGAAATGAGCATTTTATTTGGATTCATCGGCGTTGCTAGTATTGCTTTTGGTGTGTACGCAGTCAAAGTAGGCCCGACTGATATTCAGCTTGGCGTAGGAATCACATCGATACTTGGTGGGCTGTGTTTGCTTGGCATCGCTCACATAACAGACCTGATAAAAAAGCAAACCAAAGCACAATACAAAAAGTAAATAACGAACCTGGGAGGTGGCATTGTTGAAGGCCAGCCATTACGACGATTGCAATCGTCAACGTGTGAACTATTGAGCCGGATGTCAATGTGTTACGTCGTTTTTCTATCCTGTGACGACAGGATTTATGACCTCCTCCCGTACATTTTTTTACAACTGATTGGAGAAATCATGACAAGCATACAAGAAGCATATTTGGCAATGCAGGGCGAGTATGGTATTAGAATTGGCGATACTGTTAAAGTATTGAGAGCATCTCTATCTTATGAAATGGGATGGGGAGCATCTTGGAATCCAGAGATGGATGCCTTTATTGGCTGGCAACTACCTGTGACAGGAGGCTGTATAGACCGCATCGGAATACGTTGCACTCTCCCTGATGGGAGAGGAGTGGATTTTCCATTCTTTGTGCTTGGAACTCGCAAAGAAAAAGAAAAGCCGATTTCAGTTCAGATCAAAAATGAGGTTGTCGATTTGTCTTACTTAGAAGCCACGCACCTCCTCGCATCTTTAACAGTCAGGCTTAAATAGAAAGGATTCTTAAAATGATTATTCTCGGTATCGACCCAGGCAAGGATGGCTTTTTATGTTCAATCGATTCCAAGGGATTTCTCGAAGCATGGCCGACGCCAACGATTAAGCTTTCCACCAAGAGCGACAAGCGGAGTTATGATATTCCTTCAATGCGTCGAATAATTATCGAAGCTTTGCCCGATCTCGTAGTGATTGAAAAGCAGCAGGCAATGTCCGGCGTACCAAATATTTGTCCAGTCTGCAAAAGGAATAAGAATTCCCAAGGTGTAACATCGACATTTTCAACTGGTCAAGGCTTTGGACTTTGGGAAGGCCTTATCGCTGGCATCGGAATCAAATACATAATTGTTCCTGCTCGGACATGGCAAAGCGTTTGTACAAAAAACATGCCAGGGGAAACAGCGAAAATCCGTAGCATATACGCAGCTAGTCACTACTTCCCCGATGTTGATCTCAGGAAAAATGATAGATGTAGAACTTACCACGATGGCAAGGCAGATGCTTTGAACCTTGCCTGGTATGGCCGATGGATCTCTTGGGGTAGCGAGGACGATGCGAAATGAAAGAGTTAATCTTATACCAAGGCCAGCCGGTTACCGGGCGAATGCCTATGTTCAAGCCTGAACTCAGGCGGGCGATCCGGGAAGGCCGAAAGACACAGACGCGGCGGGTGATAAAAACCAAAATGGACGACTGGGAATTATTGAAATATAAAGGGATGGATTCTGGGTTGCACACGTTTCTTGCCGATACTCTTTGCGGTCGAGAGGATGCTGGTATTGGATGCCCTTACGGCCAGGCCGGAGACATTCGCTGCATGCCAGAGCCGTTGATAAATATAGGAGGCTATACTTGCTTTGCTGGCGACACTTGTCACAGCGGGAGACCACTGCCAGCAACAAGCCTGATTACCGGGAAGTCGATTGAGTGGCGATGGAAACTTGATATACTTTCGTCGATCCACATGCCCACAGAGGCGGCAAGAACATTCACGCGGTACAAATCAATCAGGGCCGAACGGCTGCAGGACATAAGCGAAGAGGATGCTATTGCGGAGGGTAATGCTGGCGTTACAGGCTGCGGGTGCGGCAAGAAGGGTGAAAAGATAGCTTGGTGCAGAGATTGCGGACAAGGCTGTTTCTGGTCGTTGTGGGACACTATAAATATGGATCGTGGATATTCGTGGGAAAGCAATCCCTGGGTCTGGGTGATTGAATTTGAAAAGATTGGAGAATGAAAATGAAAAATTTGATTATTATCTGCCTAGTTATCATATCATGCGTGTTCTTTGCATTATTCCTCAGAGCAAACAGGTTTGTAACCATAGCAATTACACGCCAGGATGCCCCTGAATCGATTGAAGTAGAAGAGTCGCCCCAAACTACCAAGGCACAGGGCAGCGGGCCTTGTAAGCCGAGGGAACAAATGAAACCAATAGGGGCGGCAGTTTCCGGCGACACTGCCGCCCTTTTATTACGGGTGGAAAGAGCCTGGCAGAATGACACAGGATTATTCTTGAAAGCGATCCTTGGACAAGAAAATACTCCTATGAGAAACCCCGATAACCCTTGGAATTTTCAGCCAGATTTTATTGAAGATGTAAGGATTTATTCTGGCAATACAAAAGAGGACTTCAAAAAATTGAATCTTGCAAATCCAGATGTAGCTGCGATGCTTATCGTAACATATGGAACGCGTCATCAAGCCAGAGACACGCACCATATGGCTGCGATGTTCCGCAAAGGGCCGACAGGCTACCGCCAGGCCGTTGCTCAATCTTATGCTGTCCGTGTATGCAATCTGATAGAATTTGATTTAAGGAAAGGTGAGTGATGCCACATATAAAATGCCCCGTATGCGATGGAACCGGAATCGTTAGCAGGCCGCCCGGCATGTCTGGAGATATTGAAGCATGGGCAGACACAGGAACAGGTGGCTACACATGTAATGCTTGTCAAGGTACAGGAATAATATACACAGAAAGCAAAGGTGAATGATTATGGGTTCAATGAGATATTTTTTAATAACATTTTTTTACGATAGCCGGTTACTCAAATGTGCATTAGGTGTTGAGGGCAAATTATTGTCTTACGACTGCAAGGCGTATCCAAACGAAACTGAGAGCCGCGAGGAGCTTCGCAAATTTCTACCACAACACGTAAGAGAACTTGGGACTATTGCTGATGTGGAAGAGCTTTTCGATGTTTCTGTAGTTCCCGAAAGCAAGGAAGAAAGCAAAGGTGAATGATATGAGTGATAAATGCCCGAAATGTGGATGCGAGATTAAACTTATTCCAGCGATGGAACCAGATAATCCTGACGTGCCTACCAACTATGTAATGCAGGACGTAGCATCTTCTCTTCTCCACGAGGTTGATGACATGCAATACCTCCGCAACCAGCTTGCAACAGAGAAGACAGAGAACAAGCGGCTGAGGGAGATAAGTGATAAACTGCCGAAGACAGCGGACGGAGTACCTATTGTACCTGGCGATGTGGTGTGGACAAGGTATCGGACAGTTGCAAAAAAGGACATTATAGAAGCCTTAGATATTGCAGTTAAAAAGCCTGCAATATGGATGGATGGGATGGCTGATGCCGAGAGATTGTACTCAACCAAAGCTGCCGCAGAAGCGGAGAAAGGTGAATGATGGATTGTGAAAACGGCAAAATTTACAGTGAAAAAGAAATAGAAGTAGTAAGAAAGCTATTCAAAAACCACGAGTTCAAACAAATCGAACCAACAGAAACACAAATGAAACGAAGGCCACCACGAGTAGGTAGAAATGATACCTGTCCATGTGGTTCAGAAAAGAAATTTAAAAGATGCTGCTACACGGGAAATTCTCGGCCTGTTTTGAAAGAAGGTGAATAATGAATGAACAAGAAAGAACAATTGCGTTAATAAATAAAATGTCCAGAGAAGAGATGTGCAGACTTTACCGCAACGCACCATCAGGACACCCGTATTTCGATCAGAGCTTGCCCTATTGGGCAGTATTCGAGAAGAGATTTAAGGAACTAGGAGGGTTTTCACCTGCTATTTCTAAAAAGATTGGTTGGGATGGTGGATCATGAGCAAATGCACATGGCAACCTGATGAGGAAGGCGGCTGGGTTACTGCCTGCGGAAATAGATTTGTGATTATTGAGGGAAGCCCAAAAGAAAACGGTATGAAATTTTGCCCGTATTGCGGCGATGAAATTGAATAATAGATAAGGTGAATGATGCTGATACTATCCAGAGAAAAAGATGAAACCATTATGATTGGCGATGATATAGAAATCATGGTGGCAGACATTCGCGGAGATAAAGTCCGGGTGGCTATAACCGCCCCGGTGTATATTCCTGTTCACAGAAAAGAAATTTATGACGCAATAAAGCGGGATGGAAAAAAGAAATGAATCCCCGGACAAGCAAAGAAATCGAATCAGTCATTTCTGATGGTTGTAAGATGTTTTTGGAATTGACTGATGCCGATCTGGAAAAATATGCTGCTCATCTTGATCGGCTGCACATCGAAGAGATCCCGGTTCAGATCAAAAGCAGATATCTGAACGCGGTTATTCTGTTCCGGGATAAAATAATGAAAATCGGCAAGGAAACAAAAAAGACTTTACATTCATCGCGTGGTTTGTAATAATGAAAGAGTGAAATGCGATTACTATCTAAAATATATACAAAACCAGCCTTGGCAAGAGTTCACACCTACTCAGTAGTTGCGTTTCACGCTCTTGACCAAGGCTTTTTATTTTTAAGGATTCATCGATATGCAAGATGATAAAAAATCGGTTATTCTGTATCAAGTTATCGACTGGGAAAATAATTTTGAAGGTTCCCGGACGAAAACATACAACAACAAAACATCTTGCCAAATGCCGACCAAACACGGGCTGGGATACAATAAATTGATCCGGCAAAAAAACGGGGCGGCGATCTTTGGTGCTTGGTGTTCGATGATTCAAATCTTGAGCAGGCATCCAAAACCACGTCAGGGACACTGCACTGACACCGGAGGTGCTTCGGGGTGTCCGTACACTGACAGTGATTTGTCCATTTTGACAGGAATCCCGGCATCGATCTTTTTAGAGCTTTTCCAAGTGGCTAGTAGCCCAGAGGTTATGTGGCTGCGTACACTACACGTTCACCGTAGTGACACCGTAGTGACCCCGCAGTGTCCCCTTTACTCAGACTCAGACTCAGACTCAGACTCAGACTCAGACTCAGACTCACAAAAAGCCCCGGAAGTGGATTCTGACGGAAAGAAAAAAACCAAGAAAAAAACAGCGGAGGTGATTTTTCCTGAAAACCTTCAAAATCCTGAATTCAAAGCCGCGTGGGATTTATGGGTGGATCATCGAAAAGAGATCAAGAAGCCGTTGACCCCGACATCGATCAAAATGCAAATGAAGAAATTCTCAGCCGAGGGGCCGGAATCGTCCATCAGGCGAATCGAGTACACTATCGAAAAAAGCTGGCAGGGGCTGGCTACAGACGAAATGATGTCCGGGGGGAGAATAGCGTCGAAATCTCAGGCAATCCCGCAGGCAGGCAAGACAGAGACTTATCCAGAGAGCACACGCAGATAGAAAGGTGACGACATGAGAAAAGGAAAATGTCAAAAATGTGGTAGGGTAGCCGCGAGGGTAAGACCCGATAAAACAGAATATGATTGTGGATCTTATCAATTTTTGCACGGAGCATTTATAGAGTCCAAACAGTGCCTACGCAATCAGCTTGCCCAAAAAAATGACGAGTTGACATACGAGCGATCAATTCCTATTGGCGAGAGAGTATGGAGTTCTGGCATCGACGCTGACGGGCTTGTCGAGACAACTTCTGTGAACGAATATATCAACTGGATCAGAGAAAAGAAAAGCCTATGAATGAATTTGAAAACATCAGAATTGTACCCCAGTCAATCGAAGCCGAAATGTGCGTCCTGGGATCGATGATGCTTGATACGAACTCAATCCCAATCGCAATAGAGCGGTTATGCTTGGATGACTTTTTCAGGCCGGAACATCATATTATTTGGCAATATATAATCAAGCAAACCGGGCCTGCGGCAGATCTGGTTGTGCTCAAAGAACAGATGGAGAATGACAGCAATCTGGCAAAAATCGGGGGCATCGGTTATCTGGTCAATCTGATTGACGGCGTTCCATCCTCTGCGAATATCAATTATTACATCGACATCGTGCGTGAGAAATCCAAAGGCCGCAAGTTGATTTCAATTGCAAACAAAATGACAACAGAGGCATTTGATAATACCGCACCTGCCGAAATAGTAAAAAACGCCCAGACATCGATGCTCGATCTTGTATCTGGTGAACAAAACTTTTCAACTGTTGGTCAGGCTGTTTCTGTTTTTGTAAAAGATGCGGGCGAATTCATGGCAGGTGATTCAAATCAAAATCTGCCGTACTACATACCGGATCTGGATTTTGCAACCGGGGGATTGCAGGCGGGTGAAATGTGTATCATTGCAGGCAAACCAGGCACGGGAAAAACTTCGCTTGTTATGACAGTGGCGATGAATCTCTGCCGGGCCGGGTATAACGGAATCGTTATCAATGCCGAAATGAGCAGCAAACAGCTGGCTGGTCGATTGGCTACGGCGATCGCAAGCGTTGACGGAAATGAAGTCAGGCGTGGGAAAATAAACGGCGAGGAATTCCAAAGATTAAAAGAAGCACAAAATGAAGTGAAAGATTTCAAGTTGATGATTATCGACCGGGCATGCACAGTAGAAGAAATTTCGTTACACGTCAGGAAATGGCGGCATACCTGGGGGAAGGTCGATTTCGTGATTGTCGATTATATTCAACAGATGAAAACGCCCGGCAACAAATCCAGATATGAAGCTGTGACCGACATGGCCCGAGGTCTAAAAGATATTGCACTAGTGAATAATGTCGCAATGTACGCTCTCGCCGCACTTCGGAAAGTTGACGACCGCAGGCCGACAAATGAAGATCTGAAAGATTCAGGTGAAATCGAATACGCAGCGGATCAAATTATTTTATTACATCAGCCCGAATCGGTTGTGCTGGTGCGACAAATGACCGATCCCCCGATTTTGAATATGTACCCTGTCTGGGCAAAAGTTTCCAAAGATCGGGAAGGATCTCAAACACCCTGGCCCGATCAGAGTAAAGGCCCGGAGTATGGAATCAAATTGAGATTTTGCAAGGCAAGCAAATTATTCTTGCCGGAACCAAGATAGAAAAAGGTGACTAATTATGAACGATGATTATTATTGTGCATGCAACGGATTGAAATGTGAAGGCAACTGCAAAGATTATCATTTATTCAGGCTTAAAATTGAAAGCGGCGTTATTACAACCTGCCCCCAAGCCAGCCAACAGCCAATCATCAATTTGGTAAAAAGAAAAAAATGAGATCAATAGATGAAATTCAGGAGCAACTGTTTTTTGTGAGACGGATTGCATTTAATATCAGTGACGCCGAAATTGATCGGTTGCAAAAATATTACGATAAGCAAATGGCGAAAAGCGGATGTAGTGAAGAGGACGTTTGCGTCGATACGGCTTATCTCAATACCGTTGTGCTATTCAAGCAAAAGCTGGTAGCACTTGACAGGAAAGATGATCGAAATTATATTACAGAACACCGAAAGGACAAACCATGCCAGCAAAAAAAACAAAAAAAACTATAGGTTTTATTGTAGAGCCAAAACTAATCCAAATTAAAATCCCTGAATACGAAACCAGAAAGGGGTTTGAGGTTGCAGAATACATCGAAGGATACCCGAGAAAAGGTGACAACTATTGGGATGCCGATGTGAAAAAATGGGTAAAAGCAAAAAACAAGCTAGTAAGCACAAAGCTTATTGCAATCGTTCGTGAATCCATTCCAGAAGTTGTCTTTGGAAAACTCGTCGTTACCCCAAACCTAGATTATGCGGAAATGTCCGTACCGTATTATAAAATTCCTGGGCAGGATAAGCCAATACGCTATGACAAGCTCCACTCCATACCTAATTGGGGATTCAATGGATTTTGTTTTGATGGCGAATCCCAATTACACATAACGCCATTCTTGTTTGTTGTTAAAGAAGGATTGAGTTGTCAGATCGCCCTACCGTGTATTCAAATGACATACATACCGAAATATCTTGAAAGGATTAAAAATGCCAACTAAAAAAGAAAAAAAAGCAAAAGTAAAAACCGGGGTACAGCAATGGGCAGATGAAAGCGTGAATATTTGCACGGGCTGTAGCAACGCCTGTTTGTATTGCTACGGCAGAGATCAGATGCTTAACCGATACCACAAAATCCCAAATGGCCTTGACTGGGAAAATGAAAAGGTCAGGCCGGCAGACGTTGCAAAGACTCGAACGAAAATCAACGGCGTTATCATGTTTCCAACAACGCACGACATCACACTGGGTAATCTCGAAGCCTGCACATCGGTTTTGAAAAAACTTCTGAAAGCTGGCAATCAAGTTTTGATTGTTACCAAGCCACGCAGGGAATGTATGAAAGCTCTCTTCACTGATCTTGTAAAATGGAAAGATCAAATTGAGTTCCGATTCTCAATAGGTACGCTGATGGAAAAGGTGCGGAAATTCTGGGAACCAAACGCACCATCACTTGCGGAGCGATTCGACTGCCTTGGTGAAGCCAAATATTGCGGCTATAAATTATCAATTTCTTGCGAACCGTTGCTCAGCCCTTGGTCTGCTGCATTTCTGGTACATACGCTGGATTATACTTTTAAGCCGGACACGATCTGGATCGGCACGATGAATAATGTTGTCCGACGATGCCAGTGGATACTTCCACCAGATCATCCAAAAATCGTCGAGCTTATGAAATGGCAAACGCCAGCAAAGATGCTGGAAATATATGAGAAGCTGAAAGACAACCCGAAAATTCTCTGGAAGGATTCTTATCAGAAAGTGATCGACGCAGCGTGTGAAAAGGACAAAGGAAATGCTAAGAAAATATGAAGCACATTTTGAGTATACAGATCACGGCATGTTCTTGATTGAAACTGCAACTATCTTCGGGTGGAGGTATCGATACAGAACTAAACTAGTGCCGCCGGGGGCAGATTTGGTGTGCTCTGATTTCCCCTACAGGCCCAAGAACAATATAGATCTAAGAACAAAGAAAGAGAGCAATGACATGATTATACCCGAACACATAGCCGATGAAGGAATGAGAAATTATGTTGTCAAAATGAAAAGGCAATATGAAAAAGCCTCAGCAGAAAACAAACAGCTCTGGGCAATCATTGGAAAATTATTAGTGGAGGCGATGGATACAGAGGCCAAGGCCGAAGATAAGCCGAAGCAAGAGCCGCTGTGCAAAACGTGCAAGTATGCTGACGAAGAACTCGGCGAGTGTACATACCCAGCCCACAGCATTACGTTTCAAACCCAGCCCAATATCCAGGATTGCACTATGTACGTCAAGCGGGTAGATGAAAAGCCAGTCGATGATGTCAAGCCAGAAGAGATCCATCCCGGTCACGACTGCTTGACGTGTTGCTGGTCAGGAGGGAAATGCTTCCGTAATATCGGAGGCTATCCCAATGCAGAAAAATGCTATGGTCACTACGTAAGTTCATATCTGAGAATAGTGATTCGGTCATATATTCATGATGAACGAAAGAAGGACATGCAATAGGTACTTCCCAGGCCTAAAAAGGCTGAAGAG